CCAATTCATATTGTGGATTCAGAAACATTTGAAAATACCTTGGTTCCAGAAGCTCTTCAAGAGTTTATTGCAAACCCAGATTCAGCAATTCCACCTCAATTGATGCCACAATACTTAAGTATCGTATCTAAATATGGTTTAAATACCGTAGTGGTCCCAGATGCTGAGCTTGCAAAATATATTGATAAAATCAAGAAAAAGAAAGCTTCTAAAGTCGTTGTAGTCGAAGAAGATGAGATGGAAGAAGTAGAAGATTAATTAAATGGAGATAAACGAAGTTTCAAAGTTTGTAAAAAGTGTCATGAGCGCCAGATTTCCTGGCATTCATGATAAGCAGACTATTGAAGAAAGCGATGGCAAATTAAATTTCGCTTGCCCATTTTGTGGAGACTCTAAAGTTAAAGCTTCCAAAAAAAGAGGCCACCTCTATATGGAAACTAAAACTTATAAGTGTTTCAACGATGGATGCATGGCATGGATGAGTCTTGCTGAGTTTGTTGCAAGTTTAAGTAATCAATATGGAATTATTTCTTCACTATTTCTAGAAGAGGCTGATCTTGAAGTTAATTACAAAAAAACTACTGAAAATCACCTTGTTAGATTTTTAACATCTAACAGAAAGAGCATGATTTCAATTAGTGATGTAATTAACCGCTTTTCGCTAAGAAGATTAGACCAAATTTCAGAAAATTCAGCTGCATATAAGTTTGCTCAATCTAGAGGCTTAACTAAAGTCCAAAACTTTGGTGATATTATGTATGCTGATGCAATGGACAATAAAGTTTATATTTTTAACTTTGATCACCGCTCTGGTAAAATCCTAGGCCTTGCTACTAGAAGCTTAGATCCATTTACTGACAGAAAATACTTGATTAAATCATATAATGAAGTATCTAAGATTTTTACAAATGGAGATACTCCAGAAATTATCGATGACGCAAATTATCTTAATAACTATTTTAATATTTTAAATATTGATTTTACCCAACCTCTCATGGTAGCTGAGGGTCAAATTGATTCAATGTTTTTAAAGAATGGCTTAGCTACGTCCGGTGTTTCTAAAGCCAAGTCCATTTTAAAAGCAATGGGAGCAGTTGATATTAAAATTATTTTTGATAGAGACAAAGCAGGTAAAGACTCAATGCTAGCTTTTATTAAAGATGGATATTCAGTATTTTTATGGAATAGTTTAATTGATGAACTAAAGAAAAAGTTTCCAACTCAAATTATTAAACTGTCGAAAATTAAAGATATTAACGACCTTTTTCTTTTCTTAAATAAACAGGATCCTTCTATTACAATTTCTCAATTTCAAGACTTAATAGGTAAGCACTTTAGTAATTCGGTGTATGATATAGTCTACCTATAAATACTAATATGAAGGACCCTAATCAAAAAAAGAATATAAAAACATTCCTTAAACCTAGAATTGGTGGATCTGTTAAGCAGGGTTATTTTAGACCTCAGCAACCAGATCGCTATATGGGAGATCCAAGTCAAATCATTTATCGATCAAGTTGGGAATACAAGTTCCTAAAGTGGTTAGACTCTAGTCCAGCTGTTCTTAAATATTCTTCCGAACCCTTTGGTATTCCATACTATAATCCAATGGACAAACGTGGTCACATCTATTATATAGACTTCTTTGTTAAATTAGCTGGACCAAATGGTACAGAAGAAAATTGGTTAATCGAAATTAAACCAAACAAATATGTGTCCCCGCCTACTAAACCAAAGCGAATGACTGATAAACAAACTGCAAATTATGTCTATGCTGCAAAGCAGTTTGTTATGAATCAAGCCAAATTTGAGGCAGCCAGAGACTATGCTGCTCAAAAAGGAATCAAGTTCGGTATTATTACCGAAAACTTCTTATTTAAAAGTTTGTAGAATATAAAGATGATCAAGCCAACATTTAGTGCCCAAATAGACGATTTTAGAAATAAAGGTGAAAAACTAGAAGATCCATTCTTTGGTGAACTTTCTCCTCTACCTGAATCTATCTTTATTCCAGCACACCTCTATACTTTCTTTGCATTACCAGTCGACGATCAGCAGATTCCAACTGCCGACCAATATCTGGATGCAAAGGAAATGACTAAATACCCAATTAAACGTCCATACTATGATCAGCGTCCAATTGGAATCTGTTTAGCTAATGATAATGACTCTGTTACCATATTAAATCTTAAAGTAATGCCCGTAGGGTCTACCCAGGTTATCCTAAACATACTCTGGCAGACTCTTAACGGTACTATACGTAAATCATATGATGATAAAGGACAGTTCATTAGCGATACCCGAAAGTTATATCAACTTCCAGAGTATGGTCCTCTTATGGGATTTAATGCAAATCCATTTGCAATGGTGGATCTTTTTCAAAACGCGAGTGGCGGTAAATTTAACGTCCGTTACGCAGTAAATAAATATCAAAAAGCAAATATTACTAACCCAACGCTTATTCCGTTCCATTTGGTGCCTAGAATCGCTCAAACCAATATCTTCGATGGCATACAAACCAGATCACTAAGTATGGAATCTGTAATATCACAATTTAACGCATAATTATGGCAGGATTTCTAGACAATATCGGCTTAGGAGGACTTAAATCACGACTATCAGATTTAAGCCGAGTTGGTATGAAGTACGAAGATCTTTTAATTAAGAACTCACAATCGATAGGATTTATTGAAAGTCAACTAATGCAAGCCAGAGGAAGTGTAGTTGGTGGTCAACAAGACTCACTAGCTAGAGCAACTATGGCAATTTCAGATACTACATCTGCTCTTAGAACTAAAGCAATTGCATTTTTTCAACTGGATTATGCAACTAAAAGAGAACGTTTACGTGATCTTGCATCAAATGGTGAAATTGAATTCGTAATCGAATCTATTACAGATGATGTTATTGTATTTGATGAAGATAATAGATTTGCATATCCAAATGACTTAGTTGGAGAAATGCTCTATAAAGGTAAAAATAAAGAGCAGCGTCTTAAATATCAAGAAAAGGTTATTGATAAGTATAATGAAAACTTTGAAAAGGTTTACAATGCTTGGGGATTCAATGAAGGAATTTCCGCTTGGCAGTATTTCTATCAATGGTTAATTGAAGGTCACTTGGCCTTTGAAATTCTTTATGATGACCTAAACAATCCAAGAGAAATTATCGGATTTAAAGAAATTGATCCATCTACACTATATCCACAAATTAAAAAGGATGCAGTAGGAAAGATCTTTTTGGAATGGGCTCAAAAAGTTCCTGGTGAATCTAAAGTAAGAACCCTTACTGACTCTCAAATTATCTACTTATCTTATTCAAACCACTTTAGAACAAAGCGTATTTCGTTTGTTGAAAGAATGGTTAGATCATTTAACTTAATGCGTGTTATCGAACACTCTAAAGTTATTTGGCATACAATGAATGCTCCTATTCGTTTAACAACTAAAGTTCCTATTGGAAGTAAGTCTTTAAATAAAGCAAAGGAAGATGTTCGTGAGTTTGCAAATCAATTAAAAGAAGATATTTTCTTTGATACAAATTCTGGAGAAATCCAAGTAGACGGTAGACCAAATCTATTGTTCTATAAGAATTATATTCTTCCAGTTAATGATCAAAACCAAGCTATTGAGATTGCTCCATTAGAGTATGCAGGTCCTAATATGTCAGGTTCTGAATTACTTAACTACTTTAAGGAAAAATTAAAAATGGACTCTAAAATTCCATATTCAAGATGGGATTCAGCAAATGGTTCAGGTCAATATACAATGAATGCTGAAGGTATTCGTCGTGAAGAGATTCGTTATAATAAGTTTATAACTCGTCTTCGTTCGGCCTTTAAAGAATTATTAACTAAGCCACTATATCTTCAAATGTGTCTTGATTTTAAAGACTTAAAGGACGATTATCGCTTTAAAAATGCAGTAGGTATTAACTGGCACGACGATAACGTATTTGAAGAAATCAAACAACAAGATTTACTTAATAAACGTCTTGCTACACTTAACGCTCTTAAAGGAGTTGTTGATGATGAAGGTAAACCTTATTTCTCTACAGAATACTTAGTTAAAGAGTATTTACGCATGAGTGATGAAGATCTTCAAAAGAATAAAGACTATATGAATCAAACTCCAACTGGAGAGGGTGAAGAAGGT